GAGAGCATGTGCCTGAACTTGTGCGGTGCGTCCCACTACCCCATGACAAAGCTGTTTGGCCGCTCCCCGGCGGGCATGAACGCCACCGGCGAAAGCGACCTGAAGAACTACTATGACTACGTGGACACCCTGCGGGAAAGCAAACTGCGGCCCATTCTGGACAAGCTGCTTCCTGTAGTGGCCCGCAGCGCAGGCATTGAGCAGCTCGACCTTGATGTAACGTTCCCGCCGCTGTGGACACCCACGGCCAGCGAGACGGCGACGATCGCCAAGGAAAAGACCGATGTCATCATTGCGGCGTTTCAGGCAGGGCTTCTGGATGCAGATGTGGCAATGCGCGAGCTCAAGAAACTAGAGGACGAGACCGGCCTGTTCGGCTCCCTGACCGACGAACTGATTGCCGCAAAGCAGGGCCAAACCTATCAGGACGTGACCGCCCTGCGCGACCCGCTGGCGGGGCTGGTGGATGAAAAGACGCAGGAAGACACCGAGGAGGGCGAATAATACATGCCTACCCTTGCACGTGCATCCCCTGAGCGGGAGCTGCAACGCCTGATCCGGCTTTATATCAAGGCTGAGACCGATATCATCAACGAGATTGGCCGCCTGCGCAGCCGGGGGCTTGTGGACTATCACGCCGTGGCCGCGCTGGAACGGGTGCAGGAGATTCTCCGAAAGCTGGAAACGGATGAATGGGAGTATGTGCCCCGCATGGTCGAGGCGCAGTTTTACGTCCATCACCCGGAGGCCCGGGCGATTCCCGGCGAGACCGCGGAAAAGCACCTGCGCGGCTACACCAACGCCCAAAGCCTTACCAGCACCCAGACGGATATCGTGCAGAAGCTCACGATGAACCTCATGGGCCAGCTGGTGGACGGGAACTTGACGGTGCTTTCCACTCTGCAAAGCGCCCTTCTGGGCCGGACTGAGCCGGACGTTTACAGGCGTATCGGTCTGGAGCAGGTGGCGGCACAGCAGGCTGTGGGAAGGGGTGTGAACCAGAGCGTTCCCGCCTTTGTGGATGCTCTGCGCCGGGAGGGCGTGACGGCGTTCACAGACAAGGCGGGACGGAATTGGAGCCTGCACACCTATGCAACGATGGTCTCCCGAACCACGTCCCGCCAGGCTGAAATCCTGTCTGTGGTGACGCAGGACGAGGGGCAGGATTTGTATCAGATCAGCTCCCACGGCACAACCTGTGCCCTCTGCGCTCCGTATGAGGGCCGGGTATACAGCAAGAGCGGTAAAGACCCGCACTTCCCTCCGCTTTCGGATGCGTTCGGCAAAGTAGACCCCGCCGGGCCGGATGACCTGACCAACAGCTGGTTGAACATTCACCCGAACTGCCTGCACGCCCTTCGTCCATGGACACCCGCCGGGCGGACGGAGAAAGAGCTGGAACGGATCAGGCGCTTTTCTGACCCCACAACAAATCCCTACAGCCGGGACCCGCGTACCAAGGCACAGATCGAGGCCTACCGCAAAAAGGAGCAGGGACGCTCCAAGTGGCTGCGGGATTACCGCCAGTGGGAAAACTACCGCACGGCTTTGGGAGACAAGGTGCCCAAGACCTTTGAAACCTTCCAGCGGCACAAGCTGGCAGATGACGAAAAATATCACAAATGGATGAACGCATACAGAAGCGGAGGTGATGCCGATTGATTGCATACTATGGAAGCAAACTGAGCCCTCACATGACGGAAACGCCGGAGGGCTTTTTAATTTGCCACGATGTCAAAATCGCCCGTACCGGCACGCAGAACTATCTGGCCCGGGAGATCGGGCTGGACGGGATGCCGGAGCGTGTTCTTCAGGTGACACGAAGCGCCGAAGATGTGTTTGACCCGGCGGCAATTGCCAGTTTTGAGGGCAAAGATGTCACCAACACCCACCCCTCGGAGATGATCGTGCAGGAAAATCAGGCCGCCTACTCGAAAGGCCACGCAGAGAATGTTCGCCGAGTAGGTGATTATTTGGTGGCAGACCTGTACCTGAAGGACCCCACACTGATCTCCGAGGTCAAGAACGGGGCCATGCGGGATGTGTCCTGCGGCTATTACTGCCAGTACGAGGCAGACGGTGCAGGATATCGGCAGACCCATATCAGAGGAAATCACATCGCCATCGTGCCCCGTGGGCGCGCTGGCCGTGATGTCGCAATAAAAGATAGCGCCGCCGAACTTCCGGCGGAGAAAGGCAAGGTAAAACACATGAGCAAGAGCAAGAGTTTGCTGTCTCTGTTCGGTCTGGCGGCAAAGAACGCGGCCCCCGAAGAGCTTGACAGCATGGTGGAGACCGCTGCCGCAGCGCTGGATGCAGCACCCGCCGTTCCGGCGCAGGATGCAGGCCCCGCTGAAAACGCAGCGCCCGCTGACACCCAGAACACCGCAGTTCTGGACGCGCTGACCAACCTTTCCGGCAAGCTGGATCAGCTGATCGCTGCCAATACCAAAAAGGCAGAGGACAAAGAACCGGAAAACCTGGACAAGGTGATCGCTGAAATGTCCGGCGAAAAGTCTGACAAGAAGGAAGAGGGCGAGGACGAAAGCGGCTCCACCACTGTTCCTTCCGAGGACGAGTGCGCAAAGCCTGCCGCCAATGACAGCGGCCTGGCCCTGCTGAAAGCCATGCGCCCAATCATCAACAGCGTCCAGGACAAGGCCACCCGTGATGCCCTGTCCAAGACCCTGATCGAGCAGGTCAAGGGCACCAGCTCCGTGGATGCCATCGCAAAGGCTGCGCAGGACAGCGCCGCCGCTGCCGCCAGCGTATCCGGTAAGAGCCAGTATGAGCAGGTGTGCCAGGCTTCCCAGCTCGCTTACAACGAACGCAATCCCCACATGAAGAAGGAGGGTTAAACCATGTCCCTGAACACTCAGATTATCGGCAAGACAATGCCCCACGGCTTTGCTGGCACTTATGCCCGTCAGCCGGATATGATCGTCAACACCCGCCCCGTTGGCGGCACCGAAAGCATTCCTTTTGGCACTGCCCTGAAGTATGACAACGGCAAGGTCATCGTGATGGGCGGCACCGGCACTACTGCCGAACAGTTCGCAGGCATTGCGGGCAGCGAAATCAAGAGCGCCCTGGTCTATCCTGACCAGAACGGCGGCAAATACGCCCCCGGCGAGGCCTGCAGCGTGTTCCAGCGCGGCAGCATCAACGTGCTGTGCCAGCGCGGGACCCCGGCTCTGGGCGGTGACGTTTACGTCCGCATTGCCGAGACCGCTGACTATGCCACCGCACTGGTCGGCGGCTTTGAGGCGGAAGCGGACGACAAGACCGCCGGAAACTCCGTCAAACTCACCAACTGCCAGTGGGGCGGCGCGGCTGATGCCAACGGCGTGGCCGAACTGGTCATCCTCACCCGTGCAAACGCCTGATAGGAGGGCTTAGACTATGGCAAACTTCCAGAACGTCGGCACCACCAATGCCGGTACTTTCACCGTAAACAACGCCGGTGCTGCGCTGCCCGGCGGTACTCCCACCATGGACGCGGCTGCTATCCAGAGCGGCAATGCGTTCCTTACCAGCGAGCTTGAAAAGCGTGACCCGCTGATCCGCAAGCCCCTCACCAGCGTCACCTATCCCCGTGATATCCCCATCGAGGTAGGCGGCGGCTGGGTGGATTACGTCTCTGCCATGTCCGTGGCCTACGGTATGGCAGGCGGCTCCGGTGCTTCTGCCGTCAACGGCGGCGGTTCCAACGGCATCCCTGTGGTGCAGGCCAGCGTGAGCAAGGGTGCATTCAAAGCCCATGTCTTTGCCGCTGCTCTGCGTGTGATGTTCGTAGATATGCAGCGCGCAAACTTCATTGGCCGCAGCCTTGACCAGATGCTGCAGGACGGCATCCGTCTGGCTTATGACAAGCACATGGATCAGAACACCTACGTTGGTTTTGACGAGTACGCTACCACCGGCCTGGTCAACAATCCCGATGTCACCAAGACCACTGCCGCAACTTCCGGCACCGGTTCCTCTGCCAAGTGGGCGGACAAGACCCCCAAGCAGATTTTGACGGACATCAACAATGCCATCACTGCCGTGTGGGCTGCCAACGAGTACGACGAGGCCGGTATTCCCAACCACATCCTGATCCCCTACGAGCAGTACAGCTACATCACCACCACCATGGTCAGCGACCTGGGCACTGAGACCATCTACGACTTCCTGAAGAAGCACAACGTGGCCGCAAACCACGGCGTGGATCTGGAGATCGTTCCCACCCGCTGGGTCAAGGGCGCTGGTACTTCCGGCGGCGACCGCATGGTGGTGTACGTCAACAACCGCCGCTTTGTCAAGGCGGACGAGCTGGTGCCCCTGTCCCGCGTGATGAGCGCCCCCAACGTCACCAATGTCTGCTACGACACCGCCTATATGGCAAACGCATCCGAGGTGCAGCTCATGTATCAGACCTCCATGCTGTACGTGGACGGCATCTGATCAGGAGGTGGCAGAAATGGCTTTCGTGCTTTCCAAAGCAAACATCATCCTGCCCAGCGCAGACGGCTCTCAGACCTTCCCGCTCCACCGGGAGCAGCTGGTCGAAGTGCCGGACTGGGCGGCAGAGACAGCCTATTTCAAGGCGCTGGCGGCCGATGGTGACATCGTGCCCACGAACCGCAGTGACAAGGCCATACAGGATGCTGCAGACAAGCCCGTCCGCAAGAAAAAGACTGTGTACTGGGACAAGCCTGCCGAACCGCAGAAAGACTGAGAGGCTGCCCATGTGCTGGACGATGAAACCGCAGTTCCAGGGCATTCTTGCACAGGCCGCAAATCTGGGGCAGAGCGTGGGCAATTACACCCCGGAGCAGTTCAAGGCGGAATACCCGCAGTTCTGTGACGCGGACGGCAATTGCCACCTGCCGGATGCGATGCTGGAAGAGATCGTGAAAATGGCAAACGTCAGCATTCAGCCTGATAAATGGCTGGACAGCTGGCATTACGCCGTGGGTCTTTATGTGGCCCACTACGTCACTTTGCAGCTGCGCACCTATGCAGAGAGCACCTCCACCCCGGCGCAGGCGGCAGCGTCCGGCGCTCTGGTGGGTGTGGTGAAGTCTGCCACGTTGGGCGACAGCTCCGTGACCTACGACACCAGCGCCCTGACCGCAGGAACAGAGAACTGGGGCGATCTGAACGCCACAACCTACGGTCAGATGCTGGCAAACCGTGCCCGCTTTATCGGTGCGGCCGGAACTTTTGTGATGTGAGGTGCACCCATGAACTGGAGTGACTGGTATACCGACCTGATGGAGATCAGGCGCTCGGAAACCGTGAAGGACGGAAATCTGACCCGCAAGGAACGGAAGGTCGTCCGCTCCGGTGTTCCGTGCCGGGTGTACCGCAGCCAGGACAAGGCCCCGACGATGACCCAGACAGCAGCCAATATCCAGAAAACGGACAAGCTGGCCTGCGATATCAATGTGGATATCAAGCCCGGTGATGAGCTAGTGATCCACAGAGGGGCGCGGCTGGGGTACGCGCTGCAGGAGACCCGGTATTTTGCCGGGGAACCTGACCTGTACTATGAGCCCTTCGGGGCGGTTCTGCCCGGGCTGGCCCACCAGGAGATCACGCTTCTCAGTCAGGAGCGTGTGAAATGAACCTGCAGGAGTACATCAAGAAGCTGGAAGCGGCGCAGGCCGCTTTGCCCGAAATGCTCGCAGACGCTGCCCGCAATGCCACCCTCCGGGCCGTGGAAGCGGCGCAGGATAAGACCCCGCCCACAACGGACGGCCTGAGCGGAACCAATACCCGCACCGGAGAGCTGAAACAGCGCTGGGCGACTGACAGCCGAACAGAGCCTTATGGACTTCTGGGCGGGGAACTTGTGACGAACCTGAGTAATAATGCAAATTATGCCTCCTACGTCAACGACGGCCACCGGATGGACAAGCACTTTGTGCCGGGTCTGCACGCAGACCAATATACCGGAATGCTGGAATACGACCCGGGCCTCCGGGGCGAAGTCGGCATGATGGTTGGCACGAAAACGACCTACGTTGAGGGCCTGCACATGTCCGATGCAGGGATTGAGGCATACAAGCACACCGTGAAAGTAGAGACAGAAAAAGCCGTGAACAAGCTGGGAGAGATGCTGAAATGAACTTTACCATTACAACGCTGGCCCGGTCTCTGGCAGAGTATCTGGCTCCCTTCCTGCCCGGCGTGCAGATGTTGGAAGACCCTGCACAGCAAGGCGTAGAGCCGCCCTGCATGTTTATCCAGCAGCGGGGCAGTGATATCAAGCCTTACCCCGGAGGGCGCTGGCTGCGCACCATCCGGCTAGACCTGACCTATCTGCTGGACTATAACCTCACAGACCTGCGCCAGCAGTACAACAAAGCCGCTGAGGCGCTCGATTTCTGCATGGAAACATTCCCTTATTCCGATGGAACAGAAGCGGAAAAGCTCCTGCACGCCTACGAGCGCAGCGCGGATATCGACGATGACGGCTTGCATTATAAGTTTGAGCTGCGTGTCTTTGTGGAAAAGCCCGTGGACGCAGTGAAGATGCAGACCCAGACCGTAAACCAGAAGGTAGACCAATGAAACAGGACAATACCCAATACAGCCGGGAAGTGCTGCTGAAAGACCCGCGTTTTGCGGGGTATCAGCCGGATTTTCTGGCTGTTGTTTTACACAAACCGTTTTACACCCTCGCAGAGGCTGAGGCCGCTGTGAAAGAATTTTGGAAGGAGTGACACCCTATGGCAGCAGGCGGAACCTGGACTGTACAGAACAAAGTGCGGCCCGGCATTTACTTCAAATTCCGATCCAAGAACCAGCAGAATCTGACCGTTGGCGACCGCGGCAAGGTCACGATCTGCGAACCCATGAGCTGGGGTCCCGTTGGCAAGGTGATGGAGATCGCCGCCGGAGATGACCTGACCCCCTATACCGGCTACGACATCACAGACGCGCACAATCGCTTTGCATCCATGATCTTCAGCGGCTCCAACCGCACCGCAGCACCCACCAAGCTGCTGCTTTACCGCCCGGCCGCTGCGGACAGCGCAAAGGCCACCGGCGCTATCGCCCCGCTGACGGCTACCGCAAAATATCCCGGCTCCCGGGGCAATGACATTGTGGTGATCGTCACTGCACTGACGGAACCTGCGGGCAGTTTCCAGGTCTCCACGGTCGTTGACGGTGTGGTGAAGGATCAGCAGACTGGCAAGACCGTTGCAGACCTGACCGGCAATGCCTGGGTGGATTTCAGCGGCACGGGCACTCTGGCTGCAAATGTCGGCACCCAGCTTTCCGGCGGCAAGGACGGCGAGGTGAACTCTGCCGCATACAGCACCTACCTGACGAACATTGAGCCCTACAACTTCGATTCCATGCTGTACGACGGCGAGGATGCCACCGTAAAGACCGCGATGGAGACCTTTATCAAGCGCGTGAACACCGAAGTGGGCCGCTTCTCTCAGCTGGTGGAAGCAAATGCCACCAACCCTGACACCCGCTTTATCGTCAACGTGTGCAGCGGTCTGGTGATGAACGATGGCACCACCCTGACCCCGAAGGAGGCCGTCTGGTGGGTCGGCGGTGCGCTTTCCGGCGCGACCTACGCCAACGACCTGACGAATGCCGCCGTTCCCAATGCGGTGGACATCTCTCCCAAGATGACCCACAGCCAGTATGTGGATGCCATCAATGCGGGAAAGTTTGTTTTCAACGCCGATGACGGCACCGTCCGGGTGGAGTATGACATCAACTCTCTGGTCACCTATACCAGCGAGATCGGCGAGGTGTACCGCTACAACCGCACCATGCGGCTGTGCAACACCATTGCCAACGATCTGTATAAGCAGTTCGCCCAGAGCTATGTGGGCATTGTGGACAACACCGAGGACGGCCGCCGCCAGTACAAGAGCGCCATCGTCAAATATCTGGATCAGATCCAGGCATCCGGCGGCATCCAGAACTTTGACGGCGAGACCGATGTCATTGTGGAAGCGGGCGAGGCAAAGGATGCCGTGCTCATCACTCTGGCAATCGAGGCCGTGGGCAGCACCAACAAGATCTATATCACTCTGGATGTGGCGTAAGGAGGAACAAAGATGAGTTATTTAATGGCTCAGGACACCCTGAACGGTGCGGAGGGCAAGATCACCATCACCCGGAACGGCCGCATTCTGGAAGCCGCAGGTATGCGGAACATCAAGACCATCGCGGGCATCCAGACTTCGGACATGAAGACCATCGGCACCCGCAAGGTGCAGAAAAAGGCAAACGGTGTCACTCAGACCGGCACCGGAAACGTCTATTTCGGCTCCAACGGCTCCAACCTGTTTACCGATATGGTGCTGAACTATATCGAAAACGGCGTGCAGGACATGTTTGACATCACCATCACCAACCAGGACCCCACGTCCAGCGTGGGCGCGCAGGTAATGGGCTACTATGGCTGCGTACTGACCGGCGATATCCCGCTGTCTATTCTGGACGACGAGGAAGCCATGCTGAACTACGATTTCAATTTCAGCTATACAAGCGTCAAGCGTCTGGAAGCATTCAAAGACCCTGCCAATCTGGGCAGCAACTGATTTTAGGAGGTATTTTTTATGAGCGCACTTTCTGCATTTCTGAACCCCACCGTCACCACCGAGGAAAAGGAAGTCATCATCTCCAAGCGCTTTCTGGGCGAGGATGGCAAACCTGTCCCCTTTAAGATCCGCTCCCTGACCCAGGAGGAGAACGCTGCCATCATCAGGGTATCCACCCGGATGAAAATTGTGAACGGCCAGTTGCATGAATCCATTGATGCCAACGAGCTGAGTGCCCGCACCATCGTGGAAGCTACTGTTTTCCCTGATTTCCGCAGCGCGGAGCTGTGTGAGAAATACGGCACCAAAGACCCGGTTCAGGTTCCCGGCAAGATGCTTCTGGCCGGTGAGTTTGGCCGCCTGATCGATGCCGTGAGTAAGCTCTCCGGCTTTGACAAGAGCCTGGACGAAGAGGCAAAAAACTGATCTCCGGGGACAGATGGGATATTGACGTGCTCATCGCATACTATTGCTTCGTCAATCTCAACTGGCCCCCGGGCAAGTACGATGCCCTGCCGGTGCGTGAAAAGGCGCTGGTGAGGGCTTTTGCTTTGCGCTCCATGGAAAAGCGCAGAGAGGAGACCCAGCGAATGAAGGAGGCGGGACGAAATGGCTAAAATTCAGGAAACGCTTGTCCTTCAGGATCAGTTTTCCTCTTCCTTTGGCGCATACATTCAGGCCGCACAGAGAGCGTCAAGCTCTACCACAGCGGCACAGACCGCAGCCCGGAACTATCAGTCTGTTCTAAACAGCGTTTCTCGGCAGCTGATCTCTGCGAATGCAAAGTTTGAATCGTATGTGGCACAGCAGGAAGAAATGGTAGCCGCTGGGCAGCAGAACACAGAAGCGTTCAAAAAGCTGGATGCCCAGACCGAGAAATTGGGTGCAACCATCCGAGGGCTGGAAACGCAGCAGCAGACCCTGACCCAATCCATGAAAGCAACTGAAAACGCTGCCAGTGTGGCGGCATCGGCCAAAGATGAGGCGGCAGCAGCTACAAAGCGGCTGCAGGAGCAGGAAAATATGGCGCAAAGCGTCACCAACTCCCTGACATCTTCGGTTCTCCGGCTGGCCGCGTCCTATATCAGCATTCAGGGCCTGAAAAAGGCCGTTGACCTGTCTGACAGTCTGGTCTCCATGCGTGCCCGGCTCGATCGAATGAACGACGGTCTGCAGACCACGCAGGAGCTGGAAACGATGATCTACCAGTCCGCCCAGCGCTCCCGGGGCAGCTTCACCGACACGATGGGGCTGGTCTCCCAGCTGGGCACGATGGCCGGGGATGCGTTCAACAGTTCTAAAGAGATCGTGCAGTTCGCAGAGCAGCTGAACAAGCAGCTGGCCCTTTCCGGCGCGTCCGGTTCGTCTGCGCAGGCCGCGATCCTCCAGCTGGAACAGGGCCTTGCATCTGGCGTGCTGCGCGGCGATGAGCTGAACAGCGTAATGGAGCAGGCTCCTGCCATTGCAAAGTCCATTGCAGACTATATGAAAGTCAGCGTGGGTGAGCTGCGCGAGATGGGCTCTCAGGGACAGATCACTGCCGACATTGTGAAAAACGCGCTGTTTGCGGCGGCCAAGGACACGAACGCGGAGTTTGAAAAGACCCCCATGACCTGGGCGCAGGTCTGGACGGTGGCAAGCAATACCGCCGTCCGGGCGCTTGACCCGCTGCTGACGGCTATTAACTGGGTGGCCAATAACATGGAGAGCATCGCCCCGGCGGCGCTGGCTTTTGCAGCGGCACTTGGCGTTGTTACAATTGCGGCAAATGCAAGTAAAATAGCAACACTTGCCGCATTTGCGGTTCCGCTTGGAATTGCTGCACTTCTTGCTCCTGTTATTTTGGGCCTTGCAAGCGCATTCGTTCGATATGCTGGAAGCGCAAGGGCAGCGGCGGGAATAGTCGCCGGTTCCTTGGCAGAAGCTGGAGCGTTTATTTTTAACTCCGTTCTGCTCCCAATGCAAAATGCATTTGCGGCAGTCGCGAACTTTTTGGCGAATGTGTTCAACAACCCGATTGCAACGATTAAGATTGCGTTCTATGACCTGTGTATCAATGTGATGAACGCATTGAAGGGAATTCTTCAGGCCGCACAAGGCGTGGTGAACCTTCTGCCGGGCGTTGATGTTGATTGGGTGACCCGTGCGGATAACACAATTTCACAGTTTCAAAACGCCCGCAAGTGGGAAGTTTGGACGAACGACTATAAGGAAGTCGTCAAACCGTGGACAGCAAAAGACCTCGATTCCGCTTATGCAAGCGGATATAAGTGGGGATCAAATCTGGGTGCTTCCAGCATGTTTGGAAGCACAGGAACGGGAAATTTGGAAATTCCGCAAGCTACAAGCGCCAATGAGTTGCTGGGCAACATCGACAAGAATACCGGCAAGATCGCAAAAACCGTTGACCTGTCCGATGAGCAGATCAAGATGCTGGTGGATGTGGCAGAGCGAAAGTACGTCAACAACGTCAACCTGACGAGCCAGACCCCCATGATCACCGTGCAGGGCCAGAACACCGGCAACACCGAAAAGGATGCCCAAAATCTGGCAGACACCCTGCGGGACGTTCTGGTGGATCTGATGAACGCAGGCAGCACCGTCACCGTGCAGTAAGGAGAAAGAGATGTCCCTGTACAAACTTTATTTTTCCAGCGGCGCAACGGTGATTGCTCTGCCCATCAACCCGGAAAAGCTGCCAGAGACTCTTTCTGCCGACAACGGAACCTATAACGTGCTGGGCCTTGGCCCTATCATGCAGCCCCGCACGCCGAACCTGCGCACGGTGTCCATTTCGGGCCTGCTGCCCGGTCGGCGGCTGCCGGGCCAGACCGGCATTCATCTGCCCCCGGCGGTGTACATGGCGTTCTTCACCGCCGCTATGAAGAAAAAATCCCCCATCGTCTACACGCCCGTCCGGTTCTATGAGAACGGTGTCCCGTTCCTGGGGCCGAGCCTGGGCTTTCGGTGCCTCGTTACCAGCTTCAAGGCAGAGGAGCGCGGCGCGGAGACAGGAGATTTCTATTTTGACCTGAGCCTGACCGAGTACAAGGATTACTCCCCACAGAGGGCTGTTGTGCAGGGCGCTGGCCAGACCGGAACCTTTTCCCCGGCCAGCATCGTCTCTGAAGTGGCCAGCGTGGCCGCACGGGCTGTTTCGGCAGTCACAGCGGTAAACGCTGCGGCAGATGCGGCGGGCTCTGTAAAGCTCTCCCTGACCCCAACCAGAAGCATCCCCGCAGACAAGCTCGTTGTGGGGGCCAGACGGAAAGCCACCGGGAAAGTCTATGGCACCGGCAGCGGGGAGGAAGTTCTGACCAGCATCCATGGCCAGATCGTTGTGGTGCGGCGCATCATCGACCGCGCCCGGCCCTGCCCCGTCTGCGTGGCAGACACCGGCGGCACTGTGCTGGGTTGGATGCCGGAGACCAGCCTGCAGGAGGTGGAAGGATGACCTATGAGCTTTTGGCCGCTCAGAAAGCCACCGGAAACACCCTGAATCTGACCAACAGCACCACGCAGGTGGTCTGGTCTACCCAGCGCACCGGTCAGCCGGGCAAACTGACCTTTACCTATCTTCGCACCCCGGAATCCAAGCTGGAAGAGGGAGACGTGATCCGCTTTTCCGTGGACGGTCAGCTTCAGTTTTACGGTTGGGTGTTTACCCGGGGCTTTGACCGCTGGGGGCCGGTGGACGTGGTCTGCTATGACCGCATCCGGTATCTCAAGGCCAATGCCAGCTATTCGTTCTATGGCCAAAGTGCCGGGGATATTATCCGGCAGATCGCAGAGGACTTTGAGCTGGACGTGGGGGAACTGGCTGACACCGGCTACAAGCTGCCCTCCCTTATCATGCAGGACAAAAGCTGCATCGACATCATCAACACTGCGGTGCAAAAGACCCTGCTCAACACCGGCAAGGTCTATGTGTTTTACGATTCCGGTGACGGACTGGCCCTCAAAGAGGCCAACGACCTGAAAACAGATATCGTCATCGGTGATTACAGCCTGATGACGAATTACACCTTCGATTCCTCCATCGACACCCAGACCTACAACAGCATCAAGCTGGCCCGGCCCAATCAGGAGACGGGAAAGGCGGATGTTTTCGTGATGAAGGATTCGGAACACATCGGGAAGTGGGGCCTTTTGCAGCTGTATCAGACCGTGGACGAGGCCGCCAACGACGCTCAGGTAAAGGAACAGGCGAAAGTGAGCCTGGAGTATTACAACCGAGTATTGCAGCAGCTCAAGTTCTCTTCTCTGGGCGTGCCGGGCCTGCGGGCCGGGGCGCTGATCCTGGTGAACCTGTCCGATCTGGACGGCGAACCGTTCAAACAGTATGTCATGCTGGAAAAGGTGGAGCACACCTTCAAAAATGACGAGCACACCATGGAACTGGAAGCAAAAGCACTGTAAGGAGGGAGAAGCGTGGATTTACTGGGAGTATTGCAGGAGATCAACCGGCAGACCAACGATGCCGGGCAGCCCACAGACCTGCAGATCGGAACAGTGACAAAGGCCCCGCCGGACGATGATGAATTGGAGATCCAGATCAGTGAAGCAATGGCCCCGCTGAAGCAGGCTGTGCTCTATCTGGCAGAGCCTGTCATTGAAAAGAAGATCCCCATCCTGCGCCACAGGCACGAGATCAAGATCCTGCAGCACAAGCACGCAACACCGTCCGGCCCCAGCGAGGACGCGTTCACGGCTCCGCCCTACTTCACGGAGTGGTCGGCCCTGCCGGATGGATTTGATGCAAAAGTGCAGGCAGAAAACTTTGTGGGCTGGGAAAACGGCGCTGCGCTGCCTTTGAGCAAGGACAAAAAGTACATCATCCTGAACCCGGCCCTGAAAGCCGGGGACAAAGTGCTGCTCCTCCGTGTTCAGAGCGGCCAAAAGTTCATTGTGCTTTCCCGAGTATACGGAGGTGAATCGTAATGGCTACGCTTCCCACAGGCGCGTCCATCAACCTTTCCGGCGGCGTGGAGTACGTTTCTCAGCCGTCCAGAACCTGGTTCATTGACCAGACATCTGGCCGCATCGTTGGGGAATGCGATGGGGACGAGGCCGTAAAACAGGCCGTGACCATCATTCTGAACGTGGAACGTTATCGCTGGCAGATCTTCCGCCCTTACAGCGGCATGGAGTGGGAGGGGCTGCTGGGTCAAGCCCCGGGCTATGTGGCTGCCGAACTGCAGCGCCGTCTGGAAGAGGCCCTGACCGTGGACGACCGGGTGACCGGCGTGAAGGACTTCTCTTACACGGTGCAGGGACAGGCCCTGACAGCATCCTTTACTGTCTCCACGATCTACGGCGAAATGCAGGCAAGCACGGAGGTGAACACCGCAGCATGATCGATTTTTCTACCGCACAGTACCGGGCCATTCTTGACTATATGCTGTCTCAGATCCCGGACGACTACGACAAGCGGGACACAAGCCCCATCCCAACAGCTCTTTCTCCCGCCGCCTATGTCTTTGAGGGGTTCTTTCTTTCCCTGAACATGGTGCAGCGGCAGGCGTTTTTTCAGACAGCCACTGGCAGAGCGCTGGATTTGCTGGCCCCCATCGCCAGCGTTACCCGCAAGCAGGCCACGGCGGCGGTGCGAAAAGGCGAGTTCAATATTGATATCCCGCTTGGCAGCCGGTTCTCTACCATCAACGGCGCGGACAGCATCAATTTTATTGCGCTGTCCGCTCTGGGTTCCGGGCACACCTACCGCCTTTTGGCCGAAACGCCCGGCACCATCGGCAACGACTACACCGGCCCTATCCTCCCCATCGACACCATTCAGGGCCTGACTTCTGCCCGGATCTCGGATATCCTGACACCCGGAGACGAGACCGAAACAGACGACGAATTCCGCGCCCGCATGGAGGCGGCGATGAACAGCCGCTCCTTTGGCGGCAATGTGGCGCAGTACAAGGAGGAAATCGAGAAGCTGGACGGCGTGGGCGCTGTGCAGGTATACCCGACATGGAGAGGCGGCGGCACGGTGCTCTGCTCCGTTCTGGGTGCGGACTGGCTGCCTGCATCCACCGACCTTGTGCAGACCATTCAGAACGCCATCGACCCGGTGCCGAACTCCGGGCAGGGACTTGGTCTTGCGCCCATCGGTGCAAAGGCAACGATCACGGCCCCGGAGAAGCTGGAAGTTTCGGTCACCGCATCGGTGACGCTCCTGCCCAGCTACTCGCTGGATACAGTTCGCACCGCGGTACGGGAGGCGTTGGAGGCATATCTGCTCAATGTACGGAAAAGCTGGGCGACCAATATCAGCAAAACCAGCATTGAATACAGCGCCAACGTCTACACGGCCCGCGTGTCTGCGGCCATCATCACGGCAGAGGGCGTGGTAAACGTGACAAACGTCCAGCTGAACGGAGCAGCGGACGATTTGATTCTGACAGAGACCGGCGAACGGCAGCAGGTCCCTGTGGTTGGGACGGTGACGCTGCATGAAGCTTGATCTCTCGCACGACCTGCTGCCGCTGCTGCCACCCATCTACCGGGAAGTGCAGGACTATCAGCAGATCTGCACTGCTGAAAAAGCTGAATTTGACCTGCTGGCCGGTTCCGTGGAAGGGGTTCAAAGCAACTTCTTTTTCCAGACCATGGACGAGGATTCCGTTGCACAGTGGGAAAAAGTGTTTCACATCGTGGCTGTCCCGGAAAAGGAATCTCTGGCGTTCCGCAGGCAGCGTGTAATGACCCGCATTGCGACCCGCCCGCCCTACACACTGGGGTTTCTGTATCAGAAGCTGGATGAACTAATTGGCGCGGGTGAATGGACGTGCTCCATCACATACCAGCTCTACGAGCTGAGGCTTGCGACGAGTGCAAAGAGCCAGTCGTACTACGACGAGGTGACGCACCTGATCAACCAGATCAAACCCGCTCACATTGTCTTTATCAGTATGCCGTACCTCAAGACCGGGATCCTGATCACAGAGCAGGTCGATGTGCAGAAATACGATTATCAGTATCGCCTGGGCGGCTGGGCCCTTGGGAAAAAGCCGTTTGCCGAACTCGGAGGATGGACGACCGCAAAGGCTGCTGCATCGCCGACACTGACGCGGACGCTTCTTTTGGACGTGGCCCACAAGGCGGCAGAGCTTGCCACGACGGCACGGCTCAACCGCACAGCGACCGTGAAACCGCTGAAAAGCGTCATAGCATCTGCGACACTGCAGGTGGGTTCTGAAATGCTGATGATCTCAGGCGAGAATCTGAAGCTGGAAGCATCCATCGAGCCGGAGGCAGGTAATTCGGCCGTCAACCACTATGAGCTTCTGAACGATGCGGGAGAAACGCTGTACGCATCGGATTGCTATTTCGGCATTACCGAAAAAACGGACGTGGACGTGAATCTCTCTATTCTGGAGGGCGCGGACACCGTGCTGGCAAACGGAAGCCGGTATCACTATCTTCTGGGCAGCTGGCTTTTGGGCAAGGATGCCTTTGCGTCACCGGGACAAAATTATTTTGTCCCGGTG